TGCTTTGCACGCTCTTCTGCTTCTTGGCGGGCTGCTTCACGCTCTGCGGCGATGATAGCCATTTGCTCTTCCATGCTTTTTACACGGGTGTCAGCCTCTTCAAGACGCTTGTACATCTTGTCTTTTTCCTGTTTACGGATGTTTTCTACTTCATCCTCAGAAAAGAGTTTAGAGTTACTTTTCTTCATTGCGTCTTCAACGAATTGCTCTACTTGGGGAGCATCCGCAGGGACTGAAATAATGTCCCCTTCGGGACCTGGGTTTCTTGCCATGAGTATTACCTACTTTGTTAGTTTGGCTTATATGAACTTGTTTAGTGCTACGTTTAGTTATCTTCGTCAGGGTTACGGCGTTGTGCAAAACGAGCGCCATAAGCCCTGGATACTATTTTATTTACAATTTCCTCTTCCATCGGCATTGCTGCACCAAGTCCAGGCATCGGGGAAGCGGGGCTTTCCGATGTGGATACATTACCACCTTCTGAAGGTGCAGGCTGGGCACCTCCGTCAGGCTGTGTAACCATTCCAGTAGCAAGCATGATGGCTTGCTGAATCTGCGCACGCATCATGTCCAAGGCACCTTGGTCAATAGCGTCATCTTGCAGTTCTTCAAAAATTTCAGACAACTTCTCACGTGGGAATTCTTCACCAAGGATGCGCAAAGCGCCTTCTTTTGATTCAAGCCCAAGTTGCATCTTGGCTTGCACTTCATTCAACTTAATAAGAACATCAATAGGAAGTGGCTCAGGCCAGTGAATACTTGTTCGGTAAGTTAGAGGGTCAGCAGGGTCTAACTGTGGAAGTTGGTCACGCTCTGGTTCTGAAGCCTTACTTGGGTCGTAATTTAACAACCATGGTTCAAAAATTGCAGCAGTACGAATAATGATTTCGTTAACACGCTCAAGACCCTTAGTAAAGTGAATCTTCTTCATGCTGTAGCGGTTCATCATTGGCTGGTATTGAATAGCCAAAGCCACGCCAGAAGTGTTTGAAATGGGTTGCATTTGCCCAAGAGCAGTTTCAGGGACACCTGTAATCTCATGCATTGTGCGCTTAATGAAATTGACGTACTCCAAGGCACCAGACATTTCACCACGAGATTCAAGGTTAAAGACGTTGGCATCTTTAGGAAGACCTGCCCACACCTTCTTAGGTCCACGCTCCAATTGAGAAGCCTTAGCGCCAGTAATAATTGTTACAGGAGCAGCGTGATAGTTAATGATGTCTGAAACTTCAGTCATCTTCTCGTTTAGTTCACGGTTAAGTGGGATGATATCCCAGATGTCTGACTGACCCCAAGGAGAAGACGAGATAGTTGTATTAGGAATGTGTACAACAGGAATTTGACCCAAAGCATTAGGGTATTGGTCAATCAGTTCGTCATTAACAAACTGTTGAACCATATCGTCAGACAAGATTTCAACAAAAGTGTAAACCTGACGAGTACCTTCAGGGGATGTTCCCCAAAAACGATACTTAAGTTTAAAACGAATTAGACGGTCACGGTCATGCGGGTGGTACTCAGGGAAACAATGCGCTGGGTTAAGAGGGATAATACGAATACGTCCCTCGTGCTGCAAGCCCACAGAATCCACATAAGGCTCTTCGTAGGCAATCTTTACGAAGCAATCGCCTGTTACTGACGCTAGTTGTCCCATTTCCCAAAGAACATAATGCTTGTTGTTATCGCCATCCCACACTTTGTGAAGAAGTGGTGGGATTACAGCAGCATTCTGCTCAGGGACATGAAATTGAATACCTTTACCAAAACAAAAGTTAGTAATGTAGTCCGACATAGTGCGGACGTAGTTCATATAGAACTGTGATTCGCCCATCTCACGGCGGTAGGACCAGTGGTGACCAAGATACCAAGCCCATGCGGCTGAGTAGCGGTTTAGGCGTGGGCCATGGACTTCAAACTCTTCGTCTGCAAGTTCTACTAGCCCTAACGGGCTAATAGCAACTGTTAGGTCGCTTGATGCTGCTCTATATGAGGGTGACCAAAAGTCAACTGCCATGGATTAGACCTTACTACAGTTTTACTGGGCAGTTTTCTTAGGGGCTGCCTTTTTGGCTGGAGCCTTCTTAGCGGCTTCCTTTTTTTCTTCAACTGCTACAGTTACTTCTTCTACAAGTTCAGGAAGTTCCTGTGATGCCTTAGTGAGGAAGTTTGCTGTTCCCTTGTCACCTACAAGTGTGCTTGCGTATGCAAGACCTGTAATGACAAGAGGCATGATTGCGGCTTGTGCGCCAGCATCAATGTTTGCCTTAGCAAGAAAATAAGAAAGTGCGCCAACAACTGCACCCTTTAGAGTTTGGTCTGCGACCTGTTGATTCTTCGTAGCCATGAGTGCTCCTTGTGATAGGGTATCCTTTAATAATACTGTATCTAGAGACTTACTGCTCTTGAATCTGTGCATAGAATGGAGCACCCGTATGAGGGTCATAATGAGCCGCAACGGTAAGGGCCTTGAGGGCAAGACTTTTCGCTTGGGGAGCGGTCAACTTCTTCTTGGGAAAAAGAGCCTTAAGAGCACCCAATGCGTATGGGCCCCCCGTCCCCAAAGCGTAGAGACCATTGTTGTCGGAAGCCCACGAATAGTCGCTATCAATAACATAGATAACACCGTTAATAGCCACGAGGATTGATGACCCTTGCTCTGCAACATGGTCTGATTGGTCATTATTAGGGGACGAATAACCCTGTGAATCAAAGCATTCTCGTAAATCAGGAATAAACTTTGAAGTAAAAAACTTGTCTAAACGTATTCCAAGAAGAGTTGCTGGTGGTGCTGGAGGGTTAAAGACATGGTGCAAAAGGTTAATTGCACGCATATCTCCAGCCGCTCCAATGATATATTTGCCGTTTTTGGCAACCTTGCCAGAACCAGGGCGCACTGTAGATATCCGTGATACAAACCCATTTGAGTCTGTATCCGAAATGCGTGAATCGTTAGCAATTATGGCGTAACCATCACCCTGTATTCCAACAATAGTTGTCATTCTCCGAACACTTTTCCTTTGTAAAACATTGTTCCATCGTGGATTGGAAGCATTTCAGGATGAAACGGACCATCACCTTCTTTGTAGTGTATTACCCCTAAGCCTTGTTGCCAGTCTTCCACAATGGTTAGTGGGCGACCATCAAGGTCAATACCACCCTTAGTTGAAGGTACTTCACCTGATACACGAGCAAGGCAACCAAATGAAATAGCAGCAACTGTTTTTGCACCATCCCAATCTTGGCGTGTGCGTTCTGCCCATTCACGGCGATGGATATGTCCATACACAACAGAAACTTTCTCTGTGCTTAGGTACTTGTGGGCAGTAGAACCACCTGAAGCAACTTTGTGACCATGAATAATTTTAATTCGGTTGTTTAACCAAAGTTGACTTGCAGGGTATCCAGCAAGGTACTCAACACCAAAGTCGTCCAAACGGCACAGGAAGGGCACAGAGAGCACAGGAAAACTATCTGGCTTGTTACCCTGCTTTAAACCAAAAGATGCTTTTGCGTTATCTAAAATTGAGTTTGTAAGGCGTGCCTCGTGGTTACCTTCAATCCAAACAATACGAGCATACGGTGCAGCATCTCGTAGTTGTGCACAAAGGGTAGTCATGTAGTCAATGGTTGCTTGTGTAGTCAATGCATACGCAGGGCTTAGACGGTACTTACCAAATTCTGGAAAGTCAGTGTTATCCCCATTTAATGCAATGATGTCAGGCTTTTCTGCTTTAACAACTGCTACTGCATAAGAAATAGCAAGGGGGTCATGCGTAGGGGTTAGATTTCCATCTCGTCCTCTAAAAAAACCTGCCTGAATATCAGGAAGTACAACGCATTTCTTCCAATCAGAAAGAGATGGCTTTACAGTAACTTTTGGAAGTTTAATTGCAGGACCTTGGCGTACTGGGTCCCATGATGGGCCAAACTGAGGTTTAAACTGTTCAGTTAGTTGGCCCACATCCACAACTTCCATTAATGTGTCGTTGGATACTGCTTGTGGATATTGATTGTCCTAAGTTTTTAAGAACACGATGTAACCATGAAACACTATATGTTTTTGATTTACCGTTACCAATATCTGAGCGGATTGCGTCTACAACTCTGTCAAGAGTTTCTTGGTCTTGCACATCCAAATTTGGGCGGATACGCATCAACTTACAGTCGGTGTTGTCCCTTCCCGCTTTTGGATTAGCAAAAGCCTCTGTGAGGCTCATGGGCTTTTTGTTATCCATATTTCCTAACCTTATTCCGAATCATGAACTAGCACATGATTGTGGTCAGGATTATGTTAGCAGATTAATTCTTTTGATGTGTATCAATGTGGTTGTTAAGTCTGTCCCCAACCTTTTCCACAGTGTCTTGAACTTTGTTTAGTTTTAGCATGACTGCACCGTGGTCAGCAGAGTTCTTGTGTTTCATGTCTTTAAACTCTTTTATAGCAACAACAGCAACGCTTCCGAAGAGTCCAATAATGGCGACAACAATGGAAGCGATTGCAGGGTCCATGAGTTATCCTCGGAAAGCGGCGCTACGAGAAGGGCGTGTACTAATGCTTACGGGTGTCTCTACAGGACGAATAAAGCCACGATTATCAAAGATTCCACGCTTACCATCTTGAACAATTTCCTTGGCACGAAGGGCAACAACACCACCTTCTTGTGGGTCACGCACACGCATGTCATGGGCATCTCCAACTGATACTCCCTTAACTTTGACAACGGGTAGGTCAATAGATGCACCAGACTTATCACGAAGTGTTACTACGTTAGGAACAGGGTCACCTTTTTTCATGTCAAAAGGAACAGCCACATTTCTATGACCACGTTCTGTTTGTGTTTCTACAATTTGTTTAATACGATTAGTAGTTGTATTTTCTGTAATGCTATGAATCCATTCGTAGTTGTCATAATCATTAGAATCTTCATGGTCTACAACATCACCAGTGTTGAACTTAGTGTACTCACTAAAAAGAGTTCCAGGGCGTGAACCTAGAATAATTGGGGCAGAAGGCAGACGATGCCAACCAATATCAGAAGTACCATTAAGGCGTATAATAGGGGCTCGCCCTTCACGTGCTGCTACACGCTCACGTTGTCCAATCTGGTTATGAAGAAGTCCAAGGTATTTAGCAGGCTCATGCCAAGCCATAGCAGTACGTGCTTCTTTAGCAATTTCACCAGAAGCAAGACCTAGTTGACCAGACTTACCTAAACAAGCGGCTGTACAACCTTTTGTGTTTGAACCACAAGTGTTGCAACCTGGAATTTGTGAAGCGTTAGCAGGCTGCATGTATTGAATCCACTGATGGGAACCTAGAACAGAAGCAATACCAGAAGTGTCGTTGTGGTCAAGTTTTGTACTACCACCTAGTAAGTAAGGTTTTAAACCACCCCGCATAAGTCTTCCAGCCTTGGAAGTTCCTCTAGTATCTCGTGAGATAGCACCAAAAGTTTCTTGGGCTGCTTTAAGCCCTGGCCCTGAAGCATATTTAAGAACTTCATCTTCTGAGACTTCAGCAAGTCTTTTTTCTAAACTGGATATATGGTCAGCAGCCATCAGTCGGGTACTCCATCAATGTTATCTTTGTTAGCCGCACGATAAGCGGATAAACCTTTTTTCTCCCAACGACTTGGTCCACCTGATTTGTAGGTCAGGCGTGAAGGGTCGTTGAGTTTTGTAGACTTAAACCGCTGAGGCTTAAAAGCATCCAACGGGTCTGTAAAGATTTCACCGTTTCCTGTTAGGCGGCGCTGACGGTCAATACCGCCCTTTGGACTACGGCGTGGTGGTACATACGGGTTATGAATGGCTGTAGCCGCTTCAAAGTATTTGTAATGTGTTGCAGCCTCTGCAAAGGCCATACGCCGAGCAGCAGCCGCAGGCTTAAAGTTGTACGTAGTTTTAAAACCAGCGTACACTGCCGCAATAGGTATACCACCCTCAGCACTCTGGATACGCAGTGACGATTGGTACGGCGTAGGTTCAGAGTCTTCGGCGGCACCAGGAGTTGGTGCTTCGCCGTATTCCATTACTTAGTCGTAAACTACAGTTGGGTTTGGACGGTTCATGTGTCCACCCGTGTTGTACTCATACTCAAAGGATGGCATGCCATCTCCTGCTACAGCGCCCTGTACGAACTCTGAGAGGACCGCAGGGGCTTCAATCCATGAAGCAGCACCTACGTGAGCACGCTCTTGCATTGTCTGCTCTGGGTGCTTGTAGAACATCTCTGGGTTGTTATGGTTCATACGCATGGGCGATGGAGCGGTGTCCATATATGCGCCTTGTGCAAAATCGTTAGGAACATCGGTGTCAGTTGCGACACCCTCTTCAAAGCGAAGAGGACCTTTGTTCATTGGGATTGATGGCGCAAAGCCACGCTCAAACATGGTGGGCGACTTCTCAGGGAACATCGGGGCGGGTGCTACGTTCACAAAATCCTCCAAAAGGGACTGGGGTTACTTGTATATAAGGGTATCATATTTCAACGGAAAAAAGGATTATCAGCCACCAAAATGGTCGGCATCGTATCTTGCGTAGTCATTTGGCAAGCAATCGCCAAACTGTCGGGGTAGTCATCAAATGCACCCTTTTCGTCAGGAGCCGCCGCAAGTAAATAAGGTCCACGATAAATCTTTTCAAGGTCAGACATTTGCTGGTTAAAACGTTTCCAGGTTCGGATTCTACGGGCTTTAGAATGACCAGGAATTACAAGTTGGTCACGCTGAATAAGTTCTGTTAGGTGCACCCAACGTTCATTCTGATTCTTGGCATCTGAGGTAACCGCAAGAACTTCAATGTCAGGCAGAAGCAGTTGTAGACGTTCTGCGACAGCACCACCGACACCCTGAGAGTCCACACCAATTCTCATACAATCGTAGTTGCGCAAGAAATCAATAATCTGGAAATACTGAGATTCCCATTCCTCGTTGTTAATCTCAAGCCAATTGAGAACACGATGCTCGTAAAAGCCAAATGGGTCTGGATGGTCCCAATCAACCCAAACAACGGTAACTACCGTGGAGTCATTTGAACGGGCTACGTCAATACCAGCCACAACAGGAGTACGCCACCATTGCTTTACAACGTTCATGGAGGCATCGTACATACGGTCTAGGCGCTCCTCAGTAACAAACATACCCTTTTCAAGAATCCAACGATTCATGTAGGACATCTGGAATTCGTCTGAGTCTTCTCCAATACGGAGTTTTTCTTTAGAAATGAAGTTTAGGTAGTTCTTGTTGTATTTAGCCGCTACCTTCCAGTCATACTCAAAGTGTTGCTGGCGCTTTGATTTACCGCCTACAGACCTACGCTTGTTATATTGAATCATTTTATAAAAGTAAGACTTGTAACGGGTAGCGGTACCAGTAAGGCAGATAGAACCGTTGTTGAACGCCAACATGGGTTTGATTGACTTAGCAATCATGGTCTCATCGGCTTCCTGAGCCTCGTCAATAAGGACAAAGTGGTAGGTCTTAGATTCAATTTTTGCCTTGGGGTTACAGGTTTGCATACGGCAGATAGAGCCAGCATTCTTTAGGCTGATTAGTTTACCCTTACCACGAGAGCCACCAGAGGCTGCTTTGTCGTCAATCTCAGGGTCAAGTAAAAACTGAAGTGCATGTTCACTTGTCAGTTTTGAAACGATACGACCAAAGACGGTATCGGCTTGGTCTTCAGTTGGCGCAAATACCCCAACCCAAAAGCCCTTGTCAAACTTAGAAAGCCATGTTGGGTAGACCTTAGCCAACTTAGGAAGGATAACCATGAGGGACGCACAGACATTAGAAAGTACTTCTGACTTACCTGACTGGCGGGTTGCGATGACTGTGATTTCTTCACCGTCACCAATAACAATAGATTCAATTAAACGGTAAGCAATGGGAATCTGATAAGGAAATAACTCAACGTCACAGAATTCTTCTGTAAAGATAATTAACCTTTTAACTAGGTTGTCAAGAAACTCGGCGGAGGTTTCATCAAGGTCGTCCGCTTGCTCGTATTCTTCAATTTCTGATTCATCAAGTACTGTCACGTATTACAGCATACACGAAGGGCGAAGTCGGGGGCCCCACACAGGAGGGAGAGAAGTGGGACCCCCTAGAAGACTCGGTGGAAAGGGAACACCGAAATCTTCGTTCTTGTCATACTAGCATTTAGGTATACCTATTTGTCAATGCTTCTATTAGAAATTTCTTCCCAAAGGTCGTTGAGGACATCCAGTGCCTCGTTTACCTGCTCAGGAGACTTGTCCTTATAACGCCAGCCATCGTAAGCCATACCTACGCTCATTAGCGTAGTATCCATCCATGAAAGAAGTGATGGGGTATCTAACTTTTTAATGCGTGGGTGAAGTTCCTTGGTGGGTGCAGTGCGCTTCCAAATCATTACCATGCTCCGATTTCCGTAGGGGCTGTGTCCATCAACCTACCACCTACAACGGATAATTCACCATCTATAGAGTTTGTGTAATGCTGTTTATGACAAATACCAATTTGGAATGTGCGTTTCCACAAGTTTAAATGAAGACCTGTACCTACACGCCATGGTTCATCAATCTGCTTCATAAATCCAATACTTGCAAAGCGTGTGCCTTTAGGGACATAGTCACGAGTAATCCAATAAACAGGACCAACAACTTGCAGGATGTTGAGTGTGTCTTTTAAGACAATGCGCCCAAATGTATTAGCGGTAATGACACAAAGCCAAATACCTTGAGAACCCCAAAGAATAAATGCTACGGGTGATAGTAGGAATGATGCAACAAAAAGGCTCAGTGAGCCATAACCAATTAACTTTTTCATATTATTTACAAATCAGAACAAAATCTTCCATACTCTTCACTGCCAGGTGAAACTCTTGAATAGCCATAAGACTCTAGAGGGTTGTTAATAAAACGCCCTTTTGAGTTTGCACCACGAAAAGATTCGTAGGTAGCAACAGGTACATTAGTATACTTATAGGTTGCATCGCCACCCTGTTGTTTAGAAGGGCGAGCAAACTTTACGTAGACAGTACCAGAGTTGATTACTTCCCGACCTAAAGTTTGGTCAGTGCTTCTGGAACCTGGTACAAACTTGTGTGCAATAACACGGGTACTTTTAGTTGGACCACGCCCGTAGTTTTCGGGTTTATTAGGAAGTGGGGTAACTCGGTAAGTACCAAAAGTACGAGATTCTATTTGTTCTCTGTACTGTTGTTCCTCTTCATCAGATATCTCTTCGCCACGGGCTTCACGCAAACGGCGTTGTTTAAGAAGTTCTCCAACTTCACGCTGGCGTTTGTTCTCTTCTCGTTGAGCGGTGTAGTAGCCACTGAAATTGTCTGCCATAAGGCTATTTTACCTTATTCAGGCTTAGGGAGTGCTCGCCATGCTGCTTCAAATTTTACAGCATCTTTTGCCATCTCAGGAGAAAGTTCTAAATGCAACCACTTCCCCCCAAAACTTCCTGCATTATCATCCTTGGTAAATAATTTTACCCCTGCCTCGTTCTCACCTCTTGAGCACCTGAAACCTCGTCCATAGCCAGGTTTTCCATCCTTGACATCCTTATCAAAGGCGTAGTCGTGAATCTCCTCAATGCCTAGTTCCTTGGTGTATTTGATAAACCAATCCCACATGGCAACGCCAACCTTACGGTCTGTATAGCCGATGTCTATAGCAGCACCAGTAGCGTGAACAGACATCCACTTTTCCATACCAGGGTCGCCAATCTTCTTACCCTCAGTGTGAGAATTCCTCATCAATCGGGCCTGATAAATCCCCATATTGGTGGTTTTCCAACGGCGATGGCACAAATCAGCGAGTTTTACCGTTCCAGGCTGCGCCTTCTTGCCATCAAAACTGGGGTAATAAGAGTATTTGCGAGGCATAAAGATTCCTTTAAAGTGGGATAGGTCTATTTTAGCCTATATTTTAATAATGTAATTAAGAACCATTGTTGGTTGCATGTTATTGTGGGCTCCACCGCCACCTGTATCTTGGTTGGTTGCTGTGTTTGCAATGTTGGTTGCCGTGTTTGTATTTGCAGAGTAAGGACCCTGATAACTGCCTTGGTTAATATGTTGGACAGCCGCAACTAATGTAGTAAAGGAACCAGAATTTCCACCTCCAAAGTTGGTTCCTGACATACCAAAAGATTGTCCAGGACCAAGGTCGTGACCATGGGCGTTTTGATTATGGTTGTGTGAGTTCTGTATATGTGTATGGCTAGGCATTTCAGCACTTGTCAATGTCACATACTGTGACCCAACAACTGTTCCTGAACTATTGGCAATGTCCAGACGACCAGCATCTGTGCCACCCATATTGTCAATACCAGCAACTGTGCGACCTCTAAGGTCGGGAAGTCGGAAGTCTGTTCCTGCCTCACCGCCAGTGTTGTAAGTAGTTCCTATAACTGCAAACAAATCAGGATAAGTAGCACGAACAAGTGTTTGTCCATAACACAACAACCAACTAGTTGGTGCAGAAGAACCAGCAAAGGCTGTTATAGAGCCAGTTGGGTGTTGGGGAACATAAGAGTCTGTTTGTAACCAAAAAATATTAGTTAAATTTTCATCATCAGCAGTAACTACAATTTGGTCACCTGCTATTGGTACAGCCCATGGTGCTTTACGCCCAATGTATGAAATAGATACTTCGGAGCCAGAACCCAACAATGCTGGGATTTTTATACGGATTTCTCCTGTGTTCTTATTTGAGTAAGTAACAAGTGCTCTATGAATTGGGTGTGGACTGTGCATTTACTCTTCGTTATCAGTACTTGGGGCTACTTGGAGTTTCTGTAATGCTGCCTTGTAAGCGATGTTTTCAAGGGTAAGGCGTTTTACTTCTTCAAGTAGGCCATTGATAAGGTCGTCAGTTTGTAGTTCCATTTAAGGCTCCTTTGTTATGTTGTAAGTATACATATTTATAATGCATTCAAAACCGTTTTTTTGTTAGCAAAATGGCGAAGTTGGTTGTGGACATACGACAACTGCTTAGGAGCCTGAATCTCAGCAAAGTCCATAACACGGGAAACCTCAGTAAGTTCTACGTATGAAGGTACTCCATAGTATTCCCTAAACCGCAAGATACCTTCTTGAAGTTCAGCCAGTTCTCTCTGGTGTACTTCTTCGTAATCCCAAATAGCAGGGTTGCGAGAAATGATGAAACTCAATGAACTAGATGCCATCCTCTTAAACAAGATGTTTGAAATGCCAGCACTAAGGGGCGTGATGTTGTCAGGACGGACACGTGCCTCAGTGCTTCCACTGATGAACTTACTAATTTGCATGGGGGTAAGTTCCTTGATTAGGTCTATTTCATCCTCTGTAAAGCGAAGTGTTCCCATGTAGTTTTTAGCAGTAACAGCCACATTTTCAGTGCTGTTAAAAGGCTCATCGGCAAGAACAGCCCATTCATAAATAAGGCGTAAAACTTCTTGAAAGGTGCGACCCACAACTGGAGCAATAGAGTTGTTTAATTTGTTAACAGCCAAGTCAGCCAATTCTGGTTTATTTTGAGTATTAGATTCCACATACATAATATGTCCGAGACCTGCCACAGACATGAATGGCTCATAGGCAACAATTTCGGCAAGACTGTTAATCAGTGAACTGTCTAGTTCTTCTACATAAAGGCTTTTTGGACCGTAATACCCATTATCACAACGCCAATCAGCACCGTCAATAACACCTGACCCAGAGAAAATAAACGTTCCAGAAGTTGCGTCCACAGGACGGTCATACAAGTCAATTATGCGTTCTACTGGGTAGAGGTTTAACACTTGTGTGACACCATCCCCAAATGCCACAAGGTTTTGAAGAGGTAGTTTTTGAAGTGGATGTTTCCATGCGGCTAGTAGCGAACCATCCTGCATTACAAAAACGTCAACAAAGTCAACGCTTTCATATCCAATTGGGGTTTGAATCCAAATATCAACTTCCGTTGTGTTTTTTGGTAAATGCTCTAATAGAAAAAAGACCTTGTGCGTAGACAAGACATCAATATTGAATGGTTGTGTTTGAATCATGTTGTTCCTTTATGGTCCATAGTACTTGAACGTTACACCGCCCGCAACACCAGCACCATACCAACCCTGTCCACCTGTGCCTACAACAACACCACCAGCAACAACGGAGCCGTTAGCACCAGTGCTTTGTGTTCCACGACCACCACCACCGTTACCTCCGTTTAGACCATATGCCCCTCCACCTGCGCCACCTGCGCCACCATTATGATTTGCACTTCCTTGTGTAGCAGCATTTGCTCCTACAGCATCAGTTCCGCCACCGCCACCGCCTGCATAATAACCAGCATCTGTTGTATAGATAGGACTATTAGGGTTATTACAAGAGTTGTATGCAGTACAGTTACCATATTTGTCTGTTGAAGCACAACCACATGAAGCGTCAGTCCATTGGTTGTAACCTGAAACATACGTGTAGCCATAGGTATTGCTTCCACCAGCCTTTGAAGTGTTATCTCCAGAACCAGAGGAACCACCAGTACCACTTGGGGCACCACTAGCACCAGGGTGTGCGCCAGCGCCACCACCAGTTGCTGTATAGGTTGTGTCACCAATAACTAAAGTTGAAGAACCGCCTGCGCCTGCGCCACCCGTGCCTCCGCCACCGTTTCCGCCACCGCCACCGCCACCTATAGTTCCTGTAATGTTCTGTGTTGCAGTAGCCGAAGATACTTTAGAAGCAGCAAGTCTGTAGCCACCGCCACCTCCACCTGCGTAGTTTGCACCACCGCCACCGCCGTATATAAGCATTTCATAGATAGTTGGGGCTATTGCTGAACCACCAGTTGGTGTTATGGATGGAACAGATACTGTGTATGAACCTGCGGAGGTATTAAGGTATGTCTTCAAACTCCAAGTAGTAAACGTTGTATTAGAAGACGTTGTAGAGCCAACAGAGTTAGTTGCTATTGCACGAACATAATAAAGGGTGCCAACAGCAAGACCCGTTTGGTTTGAATAAACGGATTGACTTCCACCAGTAATACCTGTGAGAGTTGCGCCATCTGTCCAAGTTGAACCGTTAGTGCTGTATTGAAACTTAACGCTTGTAGTTTCGTTGTTAGGGGCTACTGTTGCATTAAAAGTGGCTCGGTCTTGGTTAAAGTTAGTAACAGCACCAATAGTTAGCGTAGGGGCTACAATAGTTACCGCACCACCAAAAAACCCACGGCGGATTGGCATTATGCGCTCAAATCGCCAATAAGGACATAACTGTTAGAGCCAATACAAAACAAAGCCGCACCTGAATATTGTGCTCGTAATTTCAATCCAGGCGTACCAACAAGTGTTGCACCACCAGCCGCAACTGTTACTTGACCAACCCCAAGGCTTAATAAATCAATGCTTTGACCAGCAGTTAATCCAAGTGAGGTGCCAACAGTTACAGTCACAGCCGAAGCGTTGCTTAATGTAACCATCTTTCCTAAGTCTGCTGTCAACAATGTGTATGTTGTTCCCGTTTGTGTATTGACTACTTGTGCTGTAGTAAAGTCTCCAATAGGACCTGTTGCGCCTGTCGCTCCAGTTTCTCCAGTTGCTCCCTGTGGACCAGTAGCGCCAGTTTCTCCCTGAATACCCTGAATACCTTGTGCACCCGTGGCACCAGTTGCTCCAGTAGCGCCAGTAGCGCCAGTAGCGCCAGTTGGCCCTGGTGGACCCGTAAGGTCTGTGTAGATGACAACCCATTTTTCTCCATCCCACTTCCACGTTTTACCAGAAGCGGTATAAAGGTCGTTTGTGTTTGGAGAGTTTGGAAAGTCAATAGCCATGGTTAGTACTTAATGATGTAGTTGATTGCTAAAAATGGGTTCATTAAACCAAGTGCGGTGTTTGCAAATCCACCGTCACCTGAATTAAAAGGGTCAATATTGGTGTTGTGGGTATGGTCAACGCTGTGCCCACCTGTGTCAAAAGCGCCAATATCTGTATAGTGTATGTGGTTCGCTGAAGTAGCCCCAGTAAAGTGGGTGTGGTCAGCCCCTGCAAAATTTGTAATGCCAGTGTTTGAAAGACTAGTCCCTGATGCGGAAACACGTGCTCTGGCAGTACCGCTACCAGCATCTGTTACAAAATACAGCCTGTGCTCGTGGTCGGCACTACCAGTTCCAGTCCCATGACTGTGGTCGGCACTGTGTCCACCTGAACCAGTGTTTGGGGGGTCAACACCATGGCTATGGTTAGCACTTACCCCAGTTGAGGTCGTATTGGGTGGGTCTACAGAGTGGACATGTGTAGGAAGGTTACTTGAGGCAATAACAACACTTTCTGCACCACCAGTTGCTGCAAGCGCTCTTGTTGTTAGACCAGTTCCAGAACCAGCGCCGATTGGCATACGACTACGCATGTCAGGAACATTAAAAGTAGTTGTACCATCCCCACTGCCGTATGTTGTTCCTATCAGTGCAAACAAGTTTGCATAAGTTGTTCTGCTTACTGCTGCTCCGTTGCAGAGAAGCCATCCTTCTGGCGAAGTTGCTCCAGCGTATGGCATTAATCCGCCGACTGGAATTAAGGGGTAACCACCAACAACATTGTCGTCAGCAACAGATATGCCTTCTTTGACTGTAAATCTTGTTCTTGCCATTTTTACTCTCCGTCCGTTGAAACAGGGTCAGGCTTGATTGTCCACAAATTAGTAGCACTACTCAAATCCCAGTTAGCCCACGATGCAGGACGACCCGATTCTGGGGTTACTGGTAGTTGAATGGTGTTTTCAAGAGGATAAGAAACAGTAGATGTGATATCTCGCATCTCTTGTCTCCAGATGCGCCAATCGTTTTTAATTTCCTCAGAAAGAGGGCAGTCTGGCATTTGTGTCCAGTCTGATTCTTTCAGAAGAACATCACGCATTTCACGAAGTGCCTGAGCAAGTTCTTCTTGCGTTTGTGCACCTAGCCCTGTTGTTGAAAGTGTCCAACCAAAAATTTGAATTAACATTTTATAATCCTACCAAACTAGAAATAACTTTAACGTATGCGCTGGTTGTTCCAGCATCTGTAACGGTTGCTTGTACAAGAACGTCAGAACCACTAATAGAAGTAGAGATTGTTAAGGGAATACGTGTAGTTCCTAACTCAATAACACCATACTCGGCAAGGGTTGGCGTAGTTCCGTTATGAATTAGTAGAATCTTTGACACGGTGTATTTTGACCCTTGAGTAACTTGAATAAGGAATTCACCGCTTCTCATGGCTGTCTTATCAAATCTAGTAATTGTTGTAGCGCTATTAGTTGTAAGTGTTGTTTCTTGAACAGAGCCAGAACCACCACCAATCATTTCTACCCAAGCAGAATCGTAGTAAATAAATGTTTTACCAGTGTCTGATTCAAACCAAAAAGCGCCAATAGATGGAGATGATGGAGGAGTATCTGCAATACTAATACTTGCACTAGTAGCACCACTAGCAGAAGCATTTGTCCATAATGTTCCGTTGTACGTTAAAACTTGGTTAGTTACAGGGGATGTAACCGCAACGTCTGAAAGGTCATCAATAGAGCCAACAGTAGAGGCAGTACCAGGAACAAACTTAGTTCCATTGTATTTAAGTACTTGGTCGCTGGCAGCACCAGCAGGGTCAATCTCAACACCCTTGACAAATAAAGATTTGAGAAAGTTAGCCATAATAGTCCTCTACTAAGGTAGCACAGGGCTACCCTAAGCCAAGATTACTACTCGGTATTGGTTAGCAGTTGGTGCTACCGCAAAGTTTAAAGTAGTC